TATGCCTCTTTTCTGCCGGTTAGAAAACCCTAGCAAAAGGTCAGCCGTTTTGGGCACTATGCAGGTCTGGGCACGCTTTTCCAAGCCTCGACAAAGGCTTGAGGGTTATCTGCCATTGCTGCTACATCGTCTTTTGTCATGTTAGGGGCGCCCCGTTCAATAGTCGGTTAGTAATGAATTGCATATCTGATGGCCTCCACACGTAGGCCTCAGCGCCTGCTGCGTCGAGTGCGCGCAACCAGTTCGCTTGTGCAGGGTCTAGTTTGCCGCGCTCAGTCTTCAACTCTGCGAACACTAAACCCTTGTGTGGGTGCACCATCGTTAGGTCTGGGTAACCTGAATGGCCCTGAATTGCGGTCATCCATTTCCCTCCGACTTGTGAGGCTCTGAAGTGTGTGACGCGCCAACCGTACATAATGGCCAACGCAACGACCTTGTTTTGAAACTCTTTTTCACTAATCGCAACCATCAGCCGTCGCCTTTGATGTCGAGTACTTTTGGTTGCCATGTCCAGACGTAATAGCCGTGTGTGAGTGTGATTCGGTCGCCCCAGGTCATCCAGTCGTTGCTGTATCGCCGCACTAATGGTGCCACATAAGTGTTGTAGGTCAGTTCCCAGTTGTATTTGTCCCAGCATTCGCCGACAAATCTGAGCACAATACGGTTGCCTTTTGGGTAAACCTTGATTTCGTAATAGTCGTCTTCCGTCATGATTGCCATTAGTTTTTCTTCCATCGTGAGAGGTCTCTTGCCATTGCTTGCCAGTCTTCGCGGAAACGGTCGCGGTCTTCTTTGGTGTCATGCAGCAGACTCGAATAGCCCTGCAATATTTCTTGCAGCTGCACAATTTCTGCCTCATGTTGCAGTATCTCTAGTTTTAGGTCTTCTATTTCCTGCAAGGCATTTCTAAGCAGGCGCGCCTGAAAATTTTCTAGATCATGTCGGGCCTGATCTTGTTTAGGCAACGATGTTATAAACGCATTCCATACCTGGTCATCGCTCAAAACGGTTCCTCCTGCTCTAATGGCTCGGCTGGCGTTTCGCCGTTGACCAACGCGTCAATGGCTTTTGAAACTTCAAATTTAGACATTGTCGCAATGTTGAGAGGCGGCAGTAGGCCTGCTTTTTTTAGTTCGCTTTTGTATTTCCACAGTTGTTTTTCGCTAGGCGCATTTGAAGTGCCTGTTATTTTCATGTCGCCCTCGTAGCGCACTACCTTTGCCATTTCTTCGCGGCTGGGGCGTTTTGTAAAATCGCTACCTGACAGGCCTGCGTTAGCGAGCGCCCTGCCCAAGCTGCTCGTTTCTGCGTTTTCGACATGGCTGCTTTTGTTCACGTTGCCTTGGCCGCGTATTTCTTCAGCCCAGCCTGTAGCTATGACTTCATCGTTTAGCCATAGCTCGCACTTAAACACTGCAATATCTGCCATGTAGTGCACAAGGTCAGTAATCACGCGGGCGTCTGGGTGCGCTTTTAAGAACCTGTCAAGCCGGCTTGCTACTGGTTCGTAATCTTCAAGGTTAAATGCCATAAAACGTCTTCCAAATTTGCACTGCATGTGGCATAAGCAATAAACAGTTTTCGGGTTTTTCTAAATCAAAATCGAATATTAAATCATTCATTTGTTCAACAATGCCCCAAATTTCGTGAATCGCTAATTCGTAATCTTCTTTAACAGCTACCATTATTCCCACCTGCCTGTTTCGTCGTAGTTTTGTATCCAGTCGGCTGCCCACAATGTCACTAAAGCAAACACTGTCATGACGCCTACAAATGCAAATATGCCAAATACGTTACGCATCAGATACCTCGCCATACTTTGATAGGCGCGCAATGGCGGCGCTTGCTTGGCCGATATTGCCCTGTGTCCATGATCAGGTTGTTGCGCGCACAACGCAAAATGACTGGCCCTAAAGCCCTGTTGTCGTGCACCTGTCCGGTCATGCCGTAAGTTTCCAGCTGTGCCCAGACGTCGTCTGAGGTAAAGCCATTTACAGCTGACTTTGCTAGCCATTCCACAGCCATGTTTGCGGCCCTAAGCCAGTTGCTGTCTGTGTTGCCCTCGACACTGTTTATTGCTGCATCGCGTTCAGCGATGGCGTCAAACAAATTCGGGTGTTCCATATTTCCTCCTGCCGTAGTACTTATGGTGAACATAACATATTGAAACAACCAGGTGTGACATTTACCTTTTGCCGCTTGTGGCGCGCCAGTTGCCAATGCCAGAAGTTTTGTATAAATGCGCGGCTACAGCCAAATTGCAGGCTGGGCGTAACAATACCGACATGTCGCCATAACGGGTTTTGCAGACCTGGGCAGTCACAGTTACCCATGTGCTGTTGATCTGCAAGAGCCCGCTGTCGTACGTTCTAACGGCCCTACAACGCTTGTAGAGGCTAGCAACTTGCCGTTTGCAGTCTTTGTACGACATGCCTGGGTGGTAGTTCCAGCCGATGGCTTTTGGGTCGCAGCGGGATTCTCGATACATGATGGCGCTGAAGAGTTCGGGCGGTAGCCCTACCTTGCGCATTGCAGCATGGTATTGCGGGCAGGTTTTAACTGGGGGGGTTGCGCTGTGCGCTGGGCCTGCTGGGAATGTGAGCGTGGCAACCATGAATGCCACGACAAAACGCCTAATAAATGCCTCTAAACATGTATGCCTCTTTTCTGCCGGTTAGAAAACCCTAGCAAAAGGTCAGCCGTTTTGGGCACTATGCAGGTCTGGGCACGCTTTTCCAAGCCTCGACAAAGGCTTGAGGGTTATCTGCCATTGCTGGCGTCAGTTCTACATGTAGCCATTTTCCGCCGCCTGAGCCACCGTTTGCGGTCTCTGTCCAGTCTTTCCAGCCTGGCTTGCCGTCACGATTACAGCGCCAGCCTCGGCCCCATTTCTCGCAACCCTTTTTGGTGGTGCCGGCGTAGTCGTGCACTTCTTCAATGCCTAAAACTTTGTAGTTGGCTACGAGCCAGTTTGCCCACAGTGCGGCTGTGGCTTTGTCTTTGTAGCCAATATCGGCTGCTCGACCTGTGGCGTGTACTGACAGGCGGTCTGAGCCGCGCATGTTTCTGACGGCCCATGTGCCGAGATTAGTAAAACCTTTGTTTGTCATTATGTCGACAAACTTTTCTGTGCCGGCGCGCTTGCCTGCAGCTGCGCCGTCGGTCGTGCCCGTATAAATCATGGCTTGTTAATAATGTCAGCAATACGATGCAAAAGGTTTGCAGCTGCTTGGCGCACAATTTTAAGTAGGCCTTTTTTGTCGTCGTCATTCATCGGTTTTGCCTTTCGGTTTATCTTTTAAGCCATTTGCGCTGAGTAGGCCAGCAAGTGAGCCAGTAAGAAAAAGCAACAATGGTTGCAAGGTCGCCCAGGCGCTTTTGTCGTTGTCTGACACTTCGAGCGGTTGGGTAACAAAAAGTAAGCCGTACAGCAACGCCAAGGTTGAAACCACAAAAGTTATTGACAGCGCGCAAGCCACAATAAAAATAAGACGCGCTTTAATTTCCTCGCTGGTCATGCGTTGTTCTCGACGAGGCGGTGGTATTACGGGCATTTGCTTTCAACCTGTCGAGTATTGCCTACGCTGGCGGTGTCTACCGTGACCATGGTTGAGCGCAAGGCTTTGTTTTTGGTGAGTGGTGGGCAGTTGACGCGTTCACGGTCTCCGCATGCGGTGAGGATTGCGCCGAACAAAAGCGCCACAAAACTAAGCCGCCAAATCATGATGGCACTTCTTCGTAACCTTCAGAAATGTATAGCGCATATTCTTCGTCGGTAATCGTGCCAGCAATAACCGCGCCTGTTTCTGGGTGCTTTAGTTTTACTGTTTTAGCCATTTTTAAGCCTTTCGATATCCATAAACAAAAACGCGGCCACCAGCAAATGCCCCAGCACTAAGACTGAAAATAATACCTGCACAAGCCGTTGTGAGTTGAAATGTGCACGCTGTCGTGACAGTAGAAGGCCCAGTAATAACGCCCATGCCACTAACTAATGCACTAGTAGAAGCTGTTAATCGTGGAGCTAGAACGTCCATTGTAAAACCAGCATAATTCAGAGTTGTACTTGTGTTAATTCCAGTCTCGCCAGTACCAGTTGCTGTAGTCCCATAGTTATAGGCGGTGCTTGAACTGTCATAACGCAATGTTCCTGCTAGATAGTTACCACTGTTCAAAGTCGCGTTTGATGTGTCACGAAATTGAAAACGTACTAAGCCACCAGCACCTGAAGTTATAATATTGTTAACGACTATGCGGTAGTTGTCATATGTTGACGTAAAAATCCCGTCTAATGCAGTTGTCGAAAGCGCGGCTTCCGTTATATAAACAAGTCCGCTGTTTGCTAGATACGTGTTTGTGTCTGAAGCGGTCAACACTTCGCCAGTAGTAAAAGTTTTTATAGCCATTAGTACCCCAATTTGTTGTTATCTAGTTTGCCATAGACGGCATCATTGAGCGTTAGATAGTTGTTTAGGTCTTGCGCGCTCAGGTAAAACGTGGCGCTGGCCTGTGATGGATTGCCGCTAAACGTTGCGCCCTCTAGCAGACAGTTGAACACGGTGCCTCGAAACGTGACGGTCACAGTCGAGCCGATCTGATCCATGCCATAAGACGGAATGTCACCATTTTGTGCGCTCAGGTTGCAGGTCACGCTTAAAATGCGTTGTGTTGCTGTGCTGTAAGTAGACAGCAAGTAATTGGCAAAGTCTGTTGCTTGGCTTGTTGACGCGCTAAACGTGTTGACCAGATAGGTGCGGAATGGTGCAACGCCTGTTTGTACTGTGGCCTCAGCAAAAGATTCTGGGTCAACAGTTACCTGTGTGTAAAAACTGTCTGCCAAGCTGCTAAATGATATTTGCTCAAAAATATGGTTGCTGGCGTCGTTCGTGGTGTCGCTGAAATTGCCGTAAAAACCAGCAATTTTGCGGTATGCGTTTACCATTAAAATGCCGTCGCTGATGTCAATGAGTTTGCCGTTCATTGTTAGTACGGCCCTGTTTACCCAGTCGCCCCAGGTGCCACTGATTGTTGTGGCTGGGAATGCTTGAGTGCCGCCAAATGCGCTTGTGGTGCTGACATTTAGGCCTGTTTGTGTTGCGCACTGGCCTGCTTGCGCGCTCAAAGTGCCGGCTGTCATTGCGTAACTGTTGCCTTGCACTCGACCAAAAGCCGCGAAGTTTCCCTCGCAGCTTAAAGTGACAAAGTCTGCGTTGCCTACGCCCCCAGAGTAGGGGATGCCGTACTGCACCATTGCGTCAGTTATGCGACCGACAAAGAGCTGGCGGTATGTGCCAGACGTGCCAAGCCTCACGGATATGCGCAGCCAAGTGCCTGTGACAAATAGGGCATTGGGGGTTGTGTAGCCGGTTGGGTAACGCAAAACCACGTTGCCTGTGTTGGCGCTGTAGGCGTCTAAAGGCTTTTGGCGGCCATAGGTCAAAGACACGTTTTGCACGTTGGCAACAACAGTTGTAAGCGTTGCGTAAGTCGCGCCGACCTCTACTTGGTATTGGACTATTGCCATTAGAAGATGTTGCTTACCTTGATTGGCACGCTGCCGTTTTGGCGCATGTATGAGCGCAACGCCTCAACCACTTGGTTTGGGTCACCGCCGTAAACGTTTATGTTTACGTTGTTGTTTCTTTCGGCAATGTTTGCGCTGCCGTCCCTGCCAAGGTCGGCTAACTCAACTGGCTCAGCCATGCGGCCAAGTTTTATCTCTCCCAATGGGTCAATGTCTTTGCCTGGCTTAACAAGGTTTATGCCGTAAATGACAACGTTAATTGCTTTAATGAAACCGTTAACCATGCCCTCGATGTAGCTGGCAATACTGTTGACGACAACGCGCACAACGGTTCTAAAACCCTCAAATTTTTTGTAGGCCGCAACAATGGCAACGCCTAACGCAAGAATGCCAGCGGTAATCGCTACCGCTGGGTTCAGCATCATTGCTGCGTTAACGGCAAGAATTGAGCCAGCCAAAATGCCCATGCCGGCAATGACAGCTGCAAGCAGGTCTGGGTTTTTCTCTGCCCAGTCTGAGAACTTTTGCACGACTGGTAGCAATTTTTCCATGATTGGCAAAAAGGCTTGCCCTATTGATTCTTTAGTTTCGCCAAAAGCAATGCCTAACTTTTTCATGCCGCCTGCAGCTGTGTTTGCTGCGGCCTCGCCGGCACCACCAAAGTTTGCCTCTAACACTTTTTGCACATCGGCAAGGCTGGCGCCGTCTTTGATCATTGCTTTGATCTCTGGGCTAAGCGCGCCTAACGCTTTCATATTTCCCGCGTAGCCCTTTGACAACGCCTCGCTGACATCAACCAGCGGCTTACCTGTCGCTGCGGCTACGTCAGTGGCCAAGTTCATTAACTCTGTTGCTTTTGTAACGTCTTTAGTAGCAACGACTAACTTCTGAAACGCTGGCCGCGCCTCATCATCCGAGATAGCCGCGCTTTTAGCCAGGCTAGAAATGTAAGACTCAACAGATTGCACTTGTGCATCAGTGGCGCCAGTGCTTGCCTTAATTTGTCGAGCAAGGCCAGCCTGTGCCGCCTGGTCTTCTATCGCTGCTTTAACGCTGTCGCCAATAACAGCAGTCACAGCGCCCAATGCTGCAGCCGCTGGTACAGCCGCCTTTTTAATGGCGAATTGGGCTTTTTGCCCTACGGTCTCCAACTGCTTAAATTCTCGCTGCGCGCGCTTTATGCCGGCTGCATCAAAATCGCTAATAATGGGTATAGAAATCATTGCAATTCCCTATTGACTCGACTAATAACCTGCAAAGTTGCACGTTCAATTTCTTTTGTCACTTCACGTATCTTGCTATATACGGCTGGCCCAAATAGGCGGGTGCGACCTTGCGGTGGAGTGTTGCCTAAATTAGTGGCGAGCCTGTTGCTGTTCTTGCGGCCTGCTGTCTCAAAGATTGCTGCAGCAGGGTCATTTTGCGAAACAACAATGGTGCTTGTGGCGTTGCGTCGAGTATCCAGTTTTACTTGCACGCCTTTTACGGCTTTGGCAACTGTGTAAGGGAAATTGGCACGCGAGCGCCCTGCCTGTTGCCATTTGTTCTGCATACCTGACAAAGGCACGCCTAGCGCTGTGTACCGCTGCTGGGCAGCCTGTATTGCCGGCGCGGCTATCTGATCAAGTTCTGCAGCAAACTGTTTGCGTAGCCCAGGCTCAATTTTGTTCAGCGATGCCACAGCCTGCCGCACCCCTACAAGTTCGGTTCTAATTGTTGCTGTCATCGTTGTTGCCTTGCTTTGTTCATAATACTAATGCAAGTGTTCAGGTCAGCGCTCAGAAATTCTATGTTCGGCGGCCAAAAGCCAGTCTCTAAAAGAAGATGACAAAGAGCTAGTCTGTAGCCGCCTGCGTAGGGTTTGAGTCTTCCTGCTCAACAACTTCGGGCATTGCTACCAGTTTTTTTATGAAGTCATCAAAGACAACTGGCACCGTAATGCCGTCTTTTTTGCTGGCCTCCCAGGCGAGATAAGCCAAATCCTCGGCGCCGATGCCTTGCGCTAGATCTGACATTTTGCGCTTATATTTACGTTCCCATTGCACAGCGCACCAAAGGTTTGTTGTGACCTGGTGCGGGCCGTCGCCAGTATCGAGTTTCAATGTTATTTGCATGTCTGCCGCCTTGCGTCGGGTTGTTTATGGTGCTGTGATATCGCGCGCGTATGTGCCGCCAACAAAGGAGGCAGTAACCATGCTGAGTTCGCCCACAGCGCCTGCAATGGGCGTGAAGTTGACGAGCTGCATGTTAATGATCGTGTACTCAGGGTTGCTTGCGCTTTCCGTGACGCCAGATGGCGAAATAGTCAACTCTGTTGTGCCGGTGCCTAAGTTTGCAAACAGGGTTGCCTCGACTTCTCCAGCGCCATACGACAGGTACATTTCAAGGTCTACGGCAACGGTCTGCAAGCCAGGCACGAAACGATGGCCAGTATCGCCAAACGCGGTGCTTTCCAAGCTGTCAACGCCAAGAGTGATGGTTGCGCTGCGGCATTG